CCTGTGTCGGAGTATAACTCTAAACTCTGGAACTCTGGTATTGAGTCAGATAAGGAGATTGCTCGTAAGCAGAAGCGTAAGTTGTCGTATTACTCAAACATCTATGTGGTGAGTGATGCTGCAAATCCTCAAAACGAGGGTAAGGTCTTCCTCTATCGTTATGGTAAGAAGATTTTCGATAAGGTGATGGAAGCAATGCAGCCTCCGTTTCCTGATACAGACCCTATCAACCCATTTGATTTTTGGGAAGGTGCGAACTTCAAGTTGAAGCTTCGTAAGGTAGATGGATACTGGAACTATGATCTTTCATCCTTTGATGGTGTAACTACATTGTCTGACGATGAAGACAAGTTGGAGAGTTTTTGGGGAGAAGAATATTCTCTTTCAGAGTTCACTGCACCATCTAACTTCAAGACCTATGATGAGTTGAAGACTCGTCTTGATATGGTTCTGTCTGGTGTAACTAAGACAGGCACAGTGGAAACTCTCATGGAGGATGAACCTACTGCACCTGTTAAGGTGAACACTAAACCAGCACCAGCACCTACTGTTTCGACAAATGATGCTGATGACTCTATGTCATACTTTGAGAAGTTGGCAGAAGGATAAAGGATAGAATAGTATATCCTTAACAAGAACCCCTCACTGAGAAATTGGTGAGGGGTTTTCTTTTAGTTGAATAGCTGTTTGATCAACCCCAAGCCTGTTGGGTCAATTTTGACAGCATTCCAGTGTCAGGGAAGGCTTTTGGTGCGTGGATAGATGGTCCCTGTGCCGGACCTTTGTTATTATTATTATCTGCTGGGTTTATCGGCATTTCTCGTTGTGGTGCTGCTACGGGTGCTACTGGTGGCGCCACTGGTCTTACATTGCCGCTATTCGCATTTGCTCCTGCTTGTTTGATGCCGGGGGGCACGGTGCCACCGCCGTTGGCGCCCGTCATCTGGTCATCACCGCTACCACCGCCAACCGCATCACCGTTGCCACCGGTCTTGGCCGGAGTCAACTCGTCACCGGCCGGTCGTTTACCACCATCATTCCGCCGTTGAGATTCTTTATCAAACGCGGCTAACACCTCCATCCTAGACTTTCCAAGCTTGTTTAAATCTTCGACTTCCATTTGAAGTCTCATGGCCCCTGCCTCTCCATAGTCTTCATCTGTCATATTAGCAAGTTCTCTTTGACGATCAGCTATTTGATCGTCACTCATTGTTTTAAGTTTCAGCATTGTTCCAGTTGCTTTGCTAGCCTGAGTATTTAAATAATCACCAAAATAAGCAAATTGGTCTCCAATGAAACTATCGGCTACAAATCCAGCAACTGCTTCCAAGCTCTCACGTGTTTCTGTGGCATTTTTTATGAGACCCGCTTCAAGTTCACTCATCTCTGGAGTGATTGGATTATTCTTGGCGAACTCTTTAGAAGTATCCACCAAGCCCCCCACCCCCGGCATTTTCGTTTCCGGCGATAATTCGTTTGCTGATTTCTTCAGTTTCTTTTCCTCTTCCTCCACTTTGTTTGTTTTAATTAAGTCGATATTTCCGAATGGTCCTAGAGCATCGTTTATATGAACTATCAGCCTATTCATTAGGCTAATAAAAAAGTCAGCAAGTTTATCTGCGGCTTTACCAAATTCACCTTTTAAAAGGTCTTCCTGTATGCCTTCCAAGGGTTTAAATATATTCTGTACAAATTTTATAAAGGTATTAAGCCATCCACCCTCTTTAGTGGAGTCTGCTAATAATTCTGTAAATTTATCCCAGTAAGGACTATTAACAAAATATGCGAATGCAGCTGAAATGACTGTTCCCCAAGTCAATACACTGCCCGCCGCACTTCTAATTCTACGTGCGACATTTTTAAGTCCTCTACCCGCAGCGTTTGCCCCAGAATACTTCAAGGCCCCTTGCCCGACCCGTTTGAGCATGGATCGTCTTCTTTGTATTCTCTCCTGTCTCTTCGCTTCTGCTTCTGCGAGCAATCGTGCCGATTTCTCGTCGTCTGTTTCCTGTGGCGCTGCTGCTGGTTGACCTGATCCCCCTCCTGCGTTAGAAATAGCATTTGCAATCCGCCTGGAACTCGAATCTGTTAGTCTGATTAAATTTGTTAAATCGGCCGAAATACGACGTAGGACACTTGTTACAGGAGATAAATCCATTTGTGAGCTAGAACTGCCAGCAGAACTCAATTGGTTTATGCTACTGGATATGTTTGCAAGTGTTGTAGTATTTGTCGTAAGCTCGTTTACCACCCTATTTCCACTTGATCGCACTGCCGTGACAACATCAGCAAAGCCTTGTGATAGTACATTTCCCGATCCAATTTGCATTTCAGACATATCTTTATCCTATTTTTTTATGCTTATTTCAGCATTTTTACTTTTAACATATGCTTCCTTACCAAAGAAAGCTGCCACAATCGCTGCTACAGAAACAAAGTATGTAGCTGCCATATCTCCTAAGATTGAAGCAGCTTTGTCAAGTCCAACAAAAGTGGAAAGAACAACCAAAGAAGGATATAGTAGCATACCGAAAAGAGCAAACCACGCCATAAATCTTTGGGCATCCTCTTTCTTATCTTCATTATCTAACCTCATCATTTTAGCATCCATTTCAAGTTCTTCATCAGTCACAACACCATCACCATCTAAATCATATTTTGAGAATCTACTTTCTGGTTCAAGCGTTTTTTCGTTCATCAGTAGCGGCTCCTTTGATTTTCTCTTTCTATTCGTTCCTTTTCCTCTTTCAAAAAATTTGTTAATAATCCAACGTATATATCCCTCTCCCACGGCAGCATATTTTCTAACTCTGTTAAACTATATTTGTGATGTTGCATAAGTGCAAAATTCAATTCATAGTAAGAATACAGTGTTATATGAGAGAGGGTTACCCGAAAAAACTCTCCATTCCCTGTAGAATAACTTCTCCTGTCTTTTTAGTCTTTGGGTTAGTAACATTTATAATATGAGTCAGTCGAGGCATCGTGTCAAAGAATTTTGCAATATTCTCAAATGATTCAGTTGTCAAACTATCAAGAAATTCATCTAATTCTTGTTCTGTTATGTCAGCTTTATAATATACATCTTCGCCATAATGAATTTCACTAATACATCTTTTTAATAATGTAAAAATTATATCCATTTCTGATAACTCATCAATGTCATCCATATCATTTAAATGTGGATATCGCATATAAAGTTTAACATCTTTTGCTACATCAATTTCATTTGTATGATCTTCTTGTATTTGAACCTCTACTTCATTTAAATTAACTGTTACATCTACTCTAGTTTCTTGATCATCTGGACAAAGAACATTTAATTCTACTTTTTCTCCAACTGATTTACCACGAATTTTGATGAACAAATATTCAATATCAAACATAGGGACCGTATCTGTAGAAATTTTTTCAAATGTACAATCATATATAACTTTTGATATTGCAGATGAAATATCTGCACTATTCTCTGATTCTTGTGCAATCAATAAATGTTTTTGTTCTTTAACAAGAAATGGTCTAGCTTTTATTTTTTCTCCTGTAGAGGGTAATTCCAATTCAAATGTTGGTGTTTCAATTTTTGGTAATGCCATAATTTGTAATCCTTTAAAATAATTTTCGCAATGTCGCTGGTAAATTTGCAGTAATACTTCTTTCAACTGTCCCTAATGCTGTATCAAATAGTCTATCTGCTAAACTTTTTGGTGGTTCTCCACCAATATTTGTCCAATTTCTAAAAGCCCAGCTTATAGGTGTTTTTATAATTTCAGAGCTTGGGCCAGCTGCTAAGTTAGTTCCGCCAATTGTTTTGGGAAAACATTCGTGAAGCCTAAGACCATATGCTTTTCTAAAATCTCTATTCAATAAAAATATATCAATTGTCCCAACATAATTGTAGTAGTAACCAACATCGTGTGTGAGAATATTAAATGCTTGTTCTTGCCAGTTCTCAAAAAAGGTTCTTTCATCCAAACCATTTGATGCCTGAAATGACATAGTAATATCTTCTGCGTATGTTGCTTCAACCACAATTTCTCTCATTGGACCATATTGAGCGCCGCCTGATAGTTGTTGAGTTGTTAATCCTCTGCCGGGTAATATGAGACTATCTGCTCTTAATGATATTTCTCTGGTGTTATGACCAAGTTCTGCTCTATCTTTCGGATTGAGTTGTGAGTTGCCGCCACCTAAATGGTTTGGTGGAAAGATTTGAACCTCATAAAGATTTGGTCTTCCATATGCATTGTCACTACGAAATATTGATAGAACATCATTTAATGCCCCAAATGCAAGTGCATCTGTAAAATTATTTAATGCTGTTGGCATTATATCATTTTCCTTTTTGAATCATTATAAGCACGGGAAGCAGATGATTTCTTAAACCTCTGAACAGGCAATAATGCAGCAATAACCCATTCTTCTGGAATCACAATTCTAAATTCAGATTTAACATGACCATACAAATAGTGCTTTATTGTTGGTTTTATTATTGGAATATCTTTTAACTTTGAATAATCTGTAATTATACTTGTATTTGAATCATACATTCTAGAACTTCTTGATGTTTTGTCTTCTGTTATTCTATCTAGTAATCTTACTCTCATTGGAATTGGTAGGTAATGAAGATTCAAACCCAAAAACCCACCAGCAGCGCCACCAATAGGAAGTATCAGTGGAAATGTATCATAATAAGGTAGTGTCTTTTTATGTTTTGGATCATAGAAAAACATGTTGAGAGTTCCAAAAGATGGTCCACCAGACCGTCTTCCATCTCTTATTAAGTCCATGGCGCCAGGTTTACCAAAGTTTGCTATTTTTTGACGATACCAGCCAATTGATCTTTGTGTGTCTCCAGCAGCTGCACGAACAGCAGATGTAAAATTAGGTGTTGCCATTTAATTATTTATAACGAATACCCAAATCATCTTCTGTCAGTATTTTAAATTCCATACCATTGTTGTCACACCATTCTGTTGCATACTTCCATTTGGAACTATTCACGCCCCAAGTCTTCACCTCATTTATATATCGTTTATTTTTTCTCTGTGGTTCTTTTGGTGGTTTTGTCTGCTTCTTGGGTTTGACCTCAATGACAAGATTTTTGATGGTGCCGTTGTGTTGTTTTATTTTACAGTAGAAGTCTGGAAAATAACGATGCATTCTGCCATCCCAAGGAGATTTGTATGGTATAACTATCTCTTCACTGCCCCACTCAATCACAGATTCAGTGTTGTCACAATAGACCATGAACTTTCGTTCCCACAGAGAACGGTAGGTTACATTGTGAACATTCCCTCTATATTTTGAGGGGTTGGTTGGTTTGTATGTTCCTTTGTATGCCATGATGTATAAATACTTCTAAATAAGGACTATTTAGACATGGCAGTATTCACCGCATTAAGAAACAAGGCAGGACAGGTTGCAGCTGGTCTCGCTGGTTCAGCAATTAAATCAACATTAGGATTAAACCGGGCACCTGGCGCACTTGGATCGTCAGCTGACGCTGGACCAAAATCTAGGAACTCCGCTAATGCAGATTACATGCAATATCCAGCAGACTTATCACACGAGTCCAATAGTCATTTTGTTTTGTTTACTGTCAAAACATTTGAAGGTAAGAATAAAACAGACACCACGACCACTGGTACAGCAACCAAAAATCTTGATAAAGCATTAGGTGATGCTGCATCGAATGTAGTCAAAAACTCGACAAGAGGTCGAGGCTCTCTTCAATTAACCTCACGGGCTGCTACTAAAAGCGGCCCATACATTGCGCTATATATGCCACCTTCAGTTCAAGAAGTATATTCCTTACGATATAACGATACAGAAATAAGTTCGCTGGCTAACATTGCTCATGCAGCATATCAAAGTTTTAAAAATACGCAGGAAAGCGGCGCCGCTTTCCAGTCTTTGTTAAAGCCCGGAAGTGAATTTCTGGCAGGAATTCAGTCGGCTGCAAATAAAACAGCGGTAAATATTGCAGACGCAATTTCAAAAGGAGGAGCAGCCGCAATTGGCATTGAGAGAGGAGTAGTTTTCACTCCAAAAATGGAATTAATGTTTGAAGGAGTAAATCGAAGAGGTTTTAGTTATAGTTTTATTATGATGCCAACTTCACACGATGAAGCAGTAGAAATAGAAAAAATTATTCGTACTTTTAAAACACATGCTGCTCCAAATTATGCTAAAGATGATAGACTTGGTATGGAGATGACAATACCAGATAGATTTCACATAGAATATTATAGCACTGCACCCGGCAAGGATGGGGCCCCTAAACCAAATGGATACTTGACTAGTATTGGAGAATGCTTTTTAGAACAAGTAACCGTAGTTTATGGTGGCGATAAATATATCGCTCATTACCCAGATATTAAGGGTTCACCTCCAGCTAGAATTCAACTAACACTAAGTTTTAGAGAGCTTGAGATTCAAACAAGAGAGATGATTGAACAAAGTATTTCTAGTTTACCTGGCGTTACAGCAAGTGCAGCAGTGCCTGCAGCTAGAAAGCTTAATATCACCGATCATGTGCCACAAGGGGCGGATCAAAATTTATTTTAAGGACTTAATTTATGTATTTTTCAAGTTTTCCTAGCATTTTATATGATTCTGTAGGAAATAATGACTTCAAGATAGTAACAAATCTTCTTAGGAGGGTTTCTCTACGGACAAAGATTAGAGAAGATGCTTTATTGTTTGATAGATATGATGTTAGAGGGGGAGAAACACCAGAAATCATTGCTCATAAATTGTACGGTGATTCAGAATTGCATTGGATTGTTCTTATATTGAATAATATTACTGATAGATATTCTCAATGGCCACTATCATACTCACAATTTTTATCTTTTTTAGCAGAAAAATATCCATTTGACAGTAGCCTTTCAACACAACTGGTAGACCAAACTCATCATTTTGAGATAACTCAAACCTCTGGTGACACTACTGTAAAAATTAACATTGGAACTGTTGACACTACATCTGATTTTAGTGCAACAGCTGTAACCAATTATGAACATGAGCAAGATAGACAAGATGATCTTGGACATATTCGCTTGTTAGACCCATCGTATTTAACTCAATTTATATCGGAGTTTGAAAGTATTATGAAAGAAAGTGTTATATAAATGGCAGTTCCTCAAACAAATAACTTGAAGAGAGCAGGTAATTTTTTTATTGAAGATGCAAAAATTGTTACCTCGCAAGGGATAATATTAAGTATTTTACCGCAGATATTGCATATTGAAATAAATGAAAATATTCAATTGAACTCTGTCACTGGTAATTTATTTTTATCAGATACAATTGATATAGCATCTGTTGGGCCAATTCTTGGTCAAGAGTATTTATCTTTAAGAATACACACAGCTGGTGTTAATAATACTTCTCTTGCGATAGATTTTACACAAGAGTTATTCCACATAACTTCTCTATCTGTCAGAGCGCCGACAGGCCAACCAAACACACAAGCTTTACTGTTAGAATTCACAACTCACGAATTGGTAAAAAATCAGAGAGTTAAATTAAATAAAAGTTTTACGGGTACATGTTCTGATATAGTTGAAACTATTTTAAGGAACGAGTTAAAAACTAAAAAGGACTTGTTTATAGAACCTAGTGATGGCATAAAGAAATATGTTTTTCCTAATTTTGATCCATTCACTGCTATCAATATGATCAAAAGAGAAGCTGTCACTATTTTTGACGGTGCGCCAACTTTTATGTTTTATGAAGATTTACGAGGATATCATTTTAGAAGTTTATCCAGCATGTATGAAAAAGATGTATCCCAAAAATACAATCCATCTGTTGTTGGGTCAAAGGGAGGAGTTAGACCAGAAGACTCTTTCAACGACATGCGTTCTATACTTGGTATGCAAATAACTGGAAACGGTGATACTTTGTTGGGTTCCTTTACTGGAGCTTATGCGTCGAAACTTACAGTATATGATACATACGCTAGAAGATTTAAAGAGTACACATATAATTATCTAGACAGTTTTAAAACTGAACAGCATATATCATCAAGAAATAAAGTTACGAATGCATCAGGAGAGGATGATTTTCCATTGATCAGTGAAACACCAGTAGAGAACACTTCTCGCATCAGTGATTTTCCAGCAAAAACATTTCTACGTTCTACTGCAAATAAAATTGGTGGAGATGAATTGGGTGAATCTGATCCCGGCATAAGCATTCAACACACAAATGATGGCCGCTATACATTCAATTCCACCAGACCAGAAACTTGGTTGCAGAGAAGACAATCTCAAATTGTTCAATTAGAAAATGGCATCTCTGCAAAAATAGAAGTACATGGGAATGTTATGGTTCAGTGTGGTTCAATCATTCAATTTAATCTTCCATTGGCATCGTGGGTTGAAATCAAGGGTAATGAGGATAGGATAGATAAATTCTTTAGAGGAAGATTTTTAGTAAAAGGTATTAGGCACGATTTCAGTGTTGAAACTAGCAGACACGAAATGGTGCTGGATATAGTCAAAGACTCTCTACCATCAAGTTTATCAAAACTAGATAAAGCTATAAACACTCAACCGGAAGAGGCAGGCACAGTTCAAAGAGAATTTGGATCAAGAATTGACGCTTCTCAATCCTGACACTTTATTTACGAAAGGAGTAATATTAACTTAATTATCATGCCAACAACATATCATAAAAAAAAGGAGGATAAGATGTTATCCAGAAAAAATCGTATTAAACAAATGAACTTTCAAATTCAAGAGCGCCGAGTAGAAGAATTAGCTCCACTTTCAGATGATGATAAATATGTTATAGAGATGGCAGGATATCAAAAATTAATAGGACGACAACATGAAAACATTTCAAGAACTGCAAGAAGGTCTTCAAGACCCTCACATATTTAAATGTTTCTTCCTTGCTGGAGGACCGGGCAGCGGTAAGTCATACGTTGTTCGGTACTCCGTAGGGGGAACTGGTCTAAGAGTAGTCAATTCTGATGCAGCATTTGAGACTATGATGGATAAGGCTGGGCTCACCCTAAAGATGAACACAGAACGGGGTGAGCGTGAGACAGAGAGAAGAGAGGTTGTTCGTGGTCGTGCAAAGGCAACCACCACTAAGATGCGAGACAACTATGTTGAGGGGCGGCTTGGTGTTGTCATTGATGGCACTGGTGATGATTATGATAAAATCCATAGGTACAAGGCAAAAATGCAAAAACTGGGATATGACTGCTACATGGTATTCGTCAATACCTCTCTTGATGTTGCGCTAGAACGCAATGCAAAACGAGATCGTAATGTGCCAGAATCTGTTGCAATCCAATCTTGGAAGGATGTGCAAGCAAATGTAGGTAAGTTTCAGAACTTATTTCGTCAGGGGTTTGTCTTCGTTGACAATAATAAGCCAGACCAAAACATTGAAATGGACATTCATAAGGTAATCAAGAAGCTTGTCAAAAATAAGGTCAAAAATCCCATTGCAAACAGCTGGATTGCTGATCAAATGCAACTTAGGGGCATTACCAAAAGACCATCTGCAAGAAATGTTGGTGGCGGTGGTGGTCAAGGTTTAAAAGAACCAATCAAATTGCCGGGTTCTGCTGGCTTCAAAGTGAAGATGGGTAGAAAAAGACCTAAAACTGGTAGATACGCAAAAAAATAACTTGACAAACCTCTATATACATGTCATACTATAACAATGATGATAAAACTTACAGGTAAGACGAACCACGGCAAGAACCGTGTTCGTGAGCATGGTGACCTCTGGGAAGTCCTAGAGGTGCCTACAGGTGTGTTGTCTATGACACATAAACCCCCATTCCCCCCTATCAAATCAGTCAAGACAGGTGAAGAGCGATGGCTAGATGATGCTAATTTTTCTTGGATTCCTAGTCGATTTTAGTTGACAAACCCTATTTCGTATGGTACTATTAAGTATAGTGAGAAACAAGAGAGGTCATTGACATGGCATTTGCCCCTAATGAAATTAGTTTTCCCCCTTACGGCGATGGTTCTATCGTTGGGTGCTTCGATGAGAAGGAATATGGTAAATATTTTGAGTTCTCTGAGAAT